CGTAAAAGTGTAAATATTTAAGCAGTTCATGCTGCTGTCGCCAGGTGTCAGCCTGGCGATTTTTATATGGCATGTCGAGTAAATAAATTATGTGACTCTGACAGGTCACGTTAATAAAGGAAAAAAGCACATGAACGAGATATCTTCGCTAAGCGGAGCTTTCGAATACGTAAACGAAAGCGGAATTAGAATCAATGGTTTGTCGAATGTTAACGGGTCATTAAGTACTCATTACATCGTTTATCGGATAGACAATCTCATAAACGGAAAATATTACATCGGTCAGCATAAGACAGATGATCCGTTTGATAATTATATGGGATCAGACTATTATTTGCGTAATGCTATATTAAAAGATAATCTTTCATCTTTTATAAAAACTATTCTATTTGACTTTAATGATTTTGATAGTATGAATAATAAAGAATTTGAATTAGTTTAGCTATCAAATTGTTATCCATTCGATATGCTTAGTTATAACTTAATACCAGGTGGTAGAGGAACTCGTGAATTTTCTGAATCTACACGCGAACGTATGTCAGCCGCAAAACGTGGAAAACCACCACCAAATAAAGGTATTCCCATGTCCGAAGCATAGAAAAAGAAAGTATCAAAAGCTAGACACGAATAGAATATGGAACGAAAACGATAGGGCCAAAAACTTCCTGGTTATCATATTCATACAGAAGAACAAAATAAACGTCAAAGTATTGCTATGAAAGGAAAAATGGCGGGTGAAAAACATCCATTATATGGCACACATAGATCAGATACGACTAAATAGAAATTAAGTAAAACATTAAAAGAACGTGGTTGTTCTAAAAAAGATAAGAACGCAAATTATAAAAAATCTCCAAAAGATTGGATGTCACCTGAAAAGTATGAAAAATGGCGGGCTAATAAAGTTGGTAGAAAACAAATGATAAATGGGTCTGTTATTGTTTCTGTTAAACCAGATTAGTTTTAGGAGTATCTAGATAAGGGTTTTATATTTAGAGATAAGAATTTTAACTGGTAGCCTTTACAAAAATCCTAAATAGGCATAATTTTAACATGAATGAAAATACTGAACTTTGGGTGGATAAATATCGTCCACGAACGCTTGATGATTATATTCTTGCCCCTGACATAAAAGATTATTTTAGGCATATGGTAAGAAATAAAACCTTACAAAATTTTTGTTTAGCTGGTTGTCCAGGAAGCGGAAAAACTAGTTTGATTCGTGTTTTGATAAATGAACTTAATGCCGAATCATTATTTATTAAATGCGCGACAGAAGGTAATATTGATATTTTAAGGGCGAAAGTAGAACCATTTTGTAATGCAATGACAATTGATGGTAGACTTAAAATAGTTTTACTTGATGAAGTTGATGCTGCCAGTGGAACATCGGGGAATGGATCTGGATTTCAATCTGGACTTAGAACTTTAATTGAGGCATCTCAGTCTGATACTAGATTTGCTTTGGCATGCAATTATGTTACCAAGATACTTCCTGCCGTGCTTTCGAGGTGTCCTCTCATACCGCTCAAGTTCGACAAGAAGGATCTTCTGCAGAGGGTGCGGTTCATATTGGATTCCGAGGGCGTGAAGTACGACCGGGAAAGCTTGAAGGCGTTCATAGAGGAGGCGTTCAGCTTCTATCCGGACTGCAGGCGCATCATCAACTACCTGCAGTTCTGTTGCAATTCCGGCGAGCTTGTCGTGAAACTCAGCCAGGTCGTAGACTCTGACAAGGGTGAATTCCTCAAGGAGCTCGTTAAGAGGACAATATCAGAGGAGAACCTTCTCGACGTAAGGCAGTTTTATCTGAGGAACAAGGACAAGGTGTCTGACTTCGTGGCGTTCGGGTCGGACGTGTATAACGCGGCCGTGGACGGCGATGTCGTTACGGAGGACGGCGTGCTCAAGCTTACGGATCAGCTGTACCAACTCAATACGGTAATCGACAAGGAAGCTGGGCTGTTCGGCATGCTTACGGCGATAAGGCGGTTCAGGAAAGCATAATCCTTATGGCGTACAAGTCTACCATACTGTTCGATGCCATGAACAACATCCTCGTGACGAAATCCGAATCGACTTATAGGAGGCATGTTAGCGACGAGAATTTCAAGAATGTGTCGAGTTTCATCCTCGTTAAGTACATGGGAATGTCACCGGATCCTGCTGTTAGGCAATTGGCGCTTGACAGGCAGGAGACGCTCGAGCGTATGCGCCCGGAAGTCCTCTACCGGTATCTGATGCGCACGACGCCAAAGCAAAGGTCAGGTTTCATAAAGTTTCTGCGATGAAGAAGGCTGACGGGATTTCCGAAGACGAATTGGTTTCAGCTGCGCGGATGTTTGTCGACAATATGGAATCGAACGCGAGGCGGCTGTCATCGGCGGCGGACGGGTATGCGTTCGCCAGGGAATACCTGACGGCCGTCGCGATGGACGATTTCGACAATCTGCTGCTGTACGGAATGGCCAACGGCGAACGCTACGCGCTTCCAGAGGAGTGGGAGGGCAGGTTGTGACCGGCGACGGGTTCGGAGAGACGTGGTTCGAGACGGCGCAGGCCGCGAAGGAGGATTTCGTGTCGAACCTGATCGGGAATATGACGGCTGAAGAGGTCGACGGGATGGAGTTCACCCCGGACATGATAGAGCACGCGAAGCATTTCAGACGGCTCAACGACCTCAGACAGCGGGCTGATGCCGATAGCGTCCACGCAGAATACATAAAGGCTGTCGCCGACGGGGAGGACGCTGCTGTCGTGTCGGCGCTCGAACAGGAGGTCGACTATTACGACGCGTACGGCGCGGCGATCAACAAGGACGCGGGCGTGAAGGACGAGCTGGACGACAATACGGAATACGACGGCCGTGACGACGAATTCATAAAGGCGATGGCTGGTACGATAGCTGAATGGGAGGCGTGACGTGCATAAGGACGGGGATCTTGACGCAGGGTGGTTTTTCTGGTTCGTAGGCGAGAAGGAGATCCTCGACGCGGACGGGAAACAGGCGGAAGGCGAATACGAGGACGATTACGCCGTAGACGAGTATGTCATCGACAAGACGCCACCCGGCGGCTGGCCGTATATCCTTTTCACGCATACTGACCAGCCTGATTTCGAAGGCGTAGTCATGGACAACGTGATGTGCGGCGTATATATAGACCTCTTCGATACGAAAGCGCATGCCGAACGGTATGTCGGATTCATAGGGGAGATAGTCAGGCGCGGCTGGGTATGGGCCGAAAACGACGTTCTTTCCGATACGAAGAAGGGTGAGCTCTCTTCGTGGTATCTTTCGGAAAATCCGAAATATGCCGTCTTAAGCGAAATGCGAGCAGAGAGTTAACGATATGCCAGTCCGCGTATCGGAGTCAGATATAGACGCAGCCCTTGCCAAAACAGGCGTAGCCGACGCCACCGATGAGGAAATCGAAGAGCTGGCTCATTTCTGCAGGGCTGATTATCTTGCGGTCATAAGAGAACACGCGCCTGACAGTTATTTCAAAGGTGTTATCGGCGCAGACGCTCGTATATCCGGTATGTTGGAGAAGGAAACCGCGTTCGAGCTGGCCCTGACGGTCAGATGAAATACGCCGGCATCCTGTTGTTCGGGTTCTGGAAGCCGCTGTCGCCCTGCTGGATGGGCTCGGCGCTCCAGCTAGAGCCCCATTCGGGTTCACCTTGTCCGCCGAAGTACGGATCCGCGGCGTATTTGAACACGTCAGCTTCGTCTTCGGCCCTGAACCTTTCCGCCGCGGCCTTGTTCCTGGCCATCGCCTCTTCCCTGAATTCCATGAACTCTGCGTAAAGCGGATCAGACTGGATCCGCTTGAGCGTATGAGACGTATATGACTATATGGGAAGCACTGTTCGTGGATAAAACTGTTCAAATATGGTTTTGAAATGCTATGCGACAATGAAGTATTTGTCGACGACGTCTTGACTTAATCCCCAACATGCCCATATGAAAGTCATTATGTGATCGTCATGTGCCGGATTTATCGCCGCGTACATCGTCTTGTCGCTCTTTCCGTCCTTCTTGACGAACGTGCTCATCTCGTCGACAAGCTCCTTGTCGTATATCGTGAACCCAAAGCCTTCAGTCGTCAGCATCTCCCTTGCCCACAGGCAGGCCTTCAGCTTGACTGACACATGGCTGTACACGCCGGGCTCGCCGTTTTTCGACTCGCACGCTATGTTCTGGTACCCGTACGTTATGCGGAGCGCGTCGATCATTCCGGCCGAAAGTCCGTTCCTTTCTGCGAACAGATATGGATTCCCATAGAGCGCGAGTATCTTCGAACAGACGTACGCGAATTCTGTAAGGGAGACCTTGTTCGACGAGAACTTCGCGCACATCCGCATGTTCCGCATGTCCGTTATGTCCCATACATACAGGACGGACGCGTCTCCGCCGACGCCTTCAGCGATGTCTGCGGACGCCATGTAGGTGCGCTTCGCGTCGAACGCGTGCCATACCTGGAACTCGTGCAGCCGGTTCTGGTTTTCGGACACTATACGCTGAGTCTTCGGCTAGATACCCTTCACCTTGTATTCGGAAAGGCGCATCCTGTACTTCTCGATGATGTCATCTGATATGAGTTTTTTCGTACTGCTTGCGGCAAGAAACTCGTTATTGAATTCCTGGGCGAATCTCGTCGCTCCTATAGCTTCTATCTGTCTCGCCTTCCATGCTTCGTCATGACCCGGTACTTGCCACCACCACATGGTGAAAGCTTTCCATCCGTCGAGGTTTTTCCCGACGTCTTTGTTATTGGCCTTTTGCCATATGTCATAATACAGATTATCTGTACCGTTTGGCGTAGACACTATTATGAACTTTCCGTTTTTCGATGATGATATGACCGGGAACATTGATGTAAAGAGTTTATCAGCAAGGCTTTTCTGTAAAAAAGCAAACTCGTCACATATAACTACATTCGCCGAAAATCCGCGGGCCGCGTCAGAAGACGACGCGAATCCTCTGATGCTTGACTTGTTGCTGAATGATATTGTTCCTTGGTTTACGGTTATGGCTGCGCTTTTCAGCCATGGTGGAAGGTACCGCCACATATCAGAAATTTTCTAGACGAGCTCAATGCTTGTCGCGGCTTTGTTCGCAAGTATCATTACAGCTTTTTCCGGGAAAAACTAAGTCAGCCAACATGCATATATGCAGTAGATCGTAGATTTTCCCTATTGGCGACCGGAGCAGCAGATCACCCGGTTATTATCAACCAGGAATCGTAGGAATTCCTTCTATATGTCATAAAGCTTTATAATATGTAAACCTTTGTCAAGATTTACAATACGAGCGTAATGCTCGGCAAAATAAACAATATCCTTCTTGCATTTCGCTATTTCTATGATACGATGCTCAAATTCCGCTTTGGAGATTCGTTCAGTATCTCCGAGCTTTTTCATTACAGCAAGTTCTTGTTCAGCCATAATAATATTATACCTTTATGATGTGAAATTTATTATATTTACTTGGATATAGTTAAAAACTTTAAGTTTCTTTCAGTATTGGCGTATAATATATTCATGACTAAAGAATGGCTTATGTCTTACATGGAAGAACGCCGGAGAGCTGATGGCACTTATATCTCTAATTGGTGGAGAGCTATAAGAAACAGGGACGACGTTTTGAAATTTCTGTATGATGAGCTTCCAAACTTTAGGGACAATCGATTTACGTTTCTTACGCGTATGTATTGCCTTATCAACGGAATATATGATATTCCTGTATGCCAGTATTGCAAAAAGGTAAAGCTTTATACTAATGTA